TAGAAAAGAAAACTGTAGAGTTAACTGGTAAAGCATGTAACCAACAACAATTGTTTGCAGAAGCTTTATTTGATCAAGCAGATATTGTTTGGCAAAAATTAAAAGATAAAGATTTTAGAATTTTTTTAATGCAACTTAAATCTATGCAACAAGATGTAGAAGGTTATGACGAAGATACAGAAGCACAAGAAGAATTTAAAGATATGATGATACAATTTACACAAGAAACACAACAGGCAGATAATGCATCTCAAATTGAAGCTGACATGTGGTATTTGTTTGATGATAAGGTTGTGTTTAAATACAAAACATTTGAAAGATTTATCCGTAAATCTAATAAAACAATAAAAAAATTTGAATTAATTAATTTTTTAAAAAAGAATGGTGCTGTTAAAAAAGAATATTATGATAAAATTAAAATAAAAAATGTTTGGTATTGTAATAAATTTATTGAACCTGTGATAGAAAGATCTAACAATTTATTTAAACGTAAAGCTGCGGAGTTTGACGATAATGTTAAAACAAAAAACAATTAAAATATATGGGCCTCCCGGCACCGGAAAGACTACAACATTGTTAAACAAACTAGATAGATTGTTTGCAAGAGGAGTTAAACCCTATCAAATAGCATATTTATCTTTTACAAACAAAGCTGTAAATGAAGCCAAGCAAAGAGCAGCTAATAAATTTACAGATATTAGTGAAGAAGATCTTAGAAACTTTAGAACTATACATAGTTTTTGCAGACAAAACTTTAAAACAAAACCTGTGATAGATCCTGAAGTAGATATGGTTGAGTTTGCACAAGTATTAGGATTACCTAAATTACAATTTGAAAAATATAATGGTCAACGAGTATGGAACGATTGGTCACTTAGAATCTATGACAAAGCACGAAACATGTTAATGCATCCTGATGATGTATACAAAGAAGAAAAAATAAAAAGAGTTGTGTACGCTAAATTTAGATTAATTATAGAAGCTTACGAAGAGTTTAAGGTTGATCACCGTGTAGATTTTACAGACATGATTGAAGAGTATTTAGAAAAGGGCAAACCGCCAAAACTTAAAACGTTGATTGTCGACGAAGCCCAGGATTTAACTCCTCTACAATGGAAGCTAATATACAAACTTGCAAAACATTCGGACAAGGTATTTCTTGCAGGAGATGATGATCAAGCTATCTATGAGTGGAACGGAGCCAACGTTGATTATTTTAACGAATTTCCAGGGCGAGATTATATACTAAAAAAGTCTTATCGTATACCAGCTGCGATACATGATTACTCACAATATATTGCAAGTTACATACAAGGTAGAAAGCATAAAGAATTTGTTCCACAACAATACAAAGGCACGATTACAACATACAACAATATTAAAGATATACCGTTCACGGCCGACGGAACATGGATGATGTTGGGTAGAACAAACGATATTGTAGATGAACTTAGATTTAAAGCTAGAGAAATGGGTTTATTCTTTCAAGATTCAAAGGGTAGGAAGTCTTTTGATCTTAACAAATGGAATGCAATACAAGCCTGGTCAGCGTTGATGCGTGGTGATAAAATTATGAAAGATAAGGTATCAATAGTTTACACGTATATTAATGAAATAGGTTTTGGATTTAGATCTATTGAATCTAAACGTTGGTACAACATAGCTGATAATAGTGAAATGGATTATGATTTTCTTACAGTGTGGGGAGGATTAGGTGCACAAAAAGAACATTGGACAAACGTATTTAATCGTAATTTCTCAGAAAAAGAAAAATTTTATTTTGAAAAACTTATTGAATCTGGCATAGATGTTGTTAAAAATTCAGAGATGGTAGTTGATACAATACATTCAATTAAGGGTGGTGAAGCTGATCATGTGGTTTTGTATGAAAAAAGCAACTGGGTTGCATCAATACAAAATAAAATAGGATTAGAAAAAAGCTCAGAGTATAGAGTGTGGTATGTAGGTAGCACAAGAGCTAGAAAACAGATACATATATTGAGAAGTCCAAGTGAATACTATTTTCCACTTGCGAGAATGTTAAGTGAAACAAAAAGGATGAAACATGCAAGAGCCACTAATTAGAATATTGTCGTTGGGCGCAGGAGTCCAGTCAAGTACGATGGCACTTATGGCTGAAGAAGGTGAGTTTGGCGTAAAGCCTGACGCTGCAATTTTTGCAGACACCGGTTGGGAACCTGCACCGGTTATGGAACACTTACAATGGTTGAAAACACAAGTATCTTATCCTGTTTACACCGTAGGTAAAGGCACATCTATAAGAGATGATATCATGAAAGCCATGTCCGAAGATGGTAATAGATTTGCATCTGCTCCTTTTTTTTCAAAAGATCCAGACTCTAATAAAAAGAAAATGTTGAGAAGACAATGCACAAGAGAATATAAAATAACTCCTATAGCTAAAAAAGCTAGACAATTAGTGGGTCTAAAAAAACACGCTAAATTTCCAAAAGGAAAGCATGTTGAAACATGGATAGGAATTTCAACAGATGAAATTATGAGAATGAAACCATCAAGAGATTGGTGGCAAAAGAATAGATGGCCTTTGATTGAAAAGAAAATGTCAAGACAAGATTGTCTAGATTGGTATAAGGGTAAGGATTACAAGACGCCAGCTAAGTCAGCTTGTATTGGCTGTCCATTTCATGATGATAAGTTTTGGCATGAAATGAAAACACAAAGACCAGAAGAATTTAAAGATGCATGTGAAGTAGATGAACAAATAAGAAAAGGTAATAATAAGGTAAAAGATAATTTATTTATTCATAGATCATGTGTGCCTTTAAAAGATGTAAAGTTTAAAGTTGAAGATGATCAACTTAATTTGTTTAATATAGAATGTGAAGGGATGTGTGGCGTATGACAGATAAAGATCTAATAAAAAGTGCTTTTCCACAATTTACACAAGTTGGTGGGAATCATTATACTAAATTTCATATACAACCATATGAATTTATGAGATTAAATAACTTAAATACTTTTCAATCAAATGTGATAAAGTATGCTATGAGGTATTTAAAAAAGGGTGGTGAGCAAGATATAGATAAAATAATACATTATTGTGAACTCGAAAAAAAAATATTAAAAGATTTAAAAAGAAAAAAATGAGATATGATTCGACTTATTTTTATTCTTGGTATTGTTATGACCCTAACCGGGTGTGTAAAAGATTTAGATATAAATCCATATACTACAATTGTAAGGCATTTGATAACTAATGAATAAATTATCTAAATTTAAAAAGGAATTATCTGCGTGGAGTCTCTACTGGCGTTTCGAAATAGTTTTGGTTTTAGGTAGTTTTGTAGTAGGTTTTGTTTTAGGTTTATTTATATGAATGTAAAACAAATAATATTAGAGGCACTTGAAAAAAAATATGATGCTGAGGTTACTGCATCTGAAGCCACAATAAAAATTTATTTAGAAAATTCAGTGGGTATAGGAGAACATCCGCAACACTTAGAAGAGATAGATAAACTTATAGATAAGATAGCACAAGCAGAAGAAAAATTAAAAATATTAAAATCGTTTCAATGAGTCATCAGATAAATTTTACATTTAAAGAATCTGATTGGAAGACTCCATCACATTTTCCTAATTTAAAAGATGCTAAGGAAATAGCAATTGATTTAGAAACTAAGGATCCTAATATAAAAACTAAAGGTCCTGGATGGCCAACCATGGATGGTAACATAGTAGGGGTCGCTGTAGCAACAGATGGTTTTGTAGGTTACTTTCCAATTGCACATGAAAATGGTTCTAACATGGATTACAAAATTGTTATGGATTGGGTACAAGAAGTTGTATCAGGTCCTGGCGATAAAATATTTCACAATGCATCTTATGATGTTGGCTGGTTAAGAGCTCATGGTATAAAAATATCAGGGCGAATAATTGATACTATGGTTGCATCTGCACTAGTTGATGAAAATAGGTTTTCATATAGTTTAAATGCTTTAGGCTATGATTGGTTAGGAGAAACTAAATCAGAACAAGAATTAAAAGAAGCAGCTAGTGAGTGGGGTATAGATGCAAAACAAGAATTATATAAATTACCCGCTAAATTTGTAGGTTTTTATGCAGAGCAAGATGCAGTGCTAACTTTAAAGTTGTGGCAATATCTTAAAACAGAAATATTTAGACAAGAAATACAATCAGTGTTTAATTTAGAGACAGAGCTGTTCCCTGTATTATTGAATATGAGAGCAACAGGTGTAAAAGTTAATTTGAGCGAAGCTGAAAAATTAAAAGATGAATTTGTTAAAAAAGAAACAAAAATATTAGATAAGATTACAAAAGAATCAGGACTACCAGTTGATATCTTTGCAGCTCGGTCAATAGCTAAAGCCTTTGATAAATTAGGTATTAAATATCCTTTAACAGAAAAAACAAAAGAACCCTCATTTACTGCTAATTGGTTGTTAAATTGTGAAGCACCGATAGCAAAATTAATTAGAGAAGCAAGAGAGGTGCACAAGTTTCATGCTACATTTATTGATTCTATTTTAAAATTCCAACATAATGGTAGAATACATTCAGAAATTCATCAACTAAGAGGTGATGGAGGGGGAACCGTATCAGGTAGATTAAGTTACGCAAACCCTAATTTACAACAAGTGCCTGCTAGAAATAAGGAATTAGGCACTCGTATCAGGTCTTTATTTA